CAGCGGAGATATTATAGATGCCTGCATCGACAGCCGCGAACTTGTGAAAAGTACCGTCTTGTGCGGCAAAAGATAAAATGGTCTTAACGGCACCATTAAGGCCAGTCGCATATTCACGGTATCCGGGGCGCACTACCACTAACCCATTGTCGGGATAGAGGTTCATGGCGTCGATCATAAACTCTGGACCCATCTTTGCCAGCGGGTCTAGGTCATTAATACCACCCGTTGGCGCAAGCAAGGCAAGCGCCTGTGATACCTGCCGAATCTGAGCATTGGCCTTAAACATTCCAGCTCCCATCCGGCACATTTTGCCCGGAGATATACAGGTAGTCCCAACGCTTATCTAGCTGGATAACAGGGGCCCCCTGATTCTGAGCCTTTTCGTTGTTGAGCATATACATGAATTCATCTTTCAGTTCCGTCGCATCCATACCCTTAGCGGCCCATAGCTTAAACTTGATACCGGCGATCATCAAATAGTCTTCAAATACAGTCTCATCAGTATCGGCCGTGATATTATCCTTATACGTATCTGTAAGCGGATCGTATACCCAATGCTTAGAGATATAGAAGAAGTTAAGTTGCTCCTGATCTGCGGGCGTAGGGAAAACAGTGAACTTGTTACGCAGTACGCGATAGCGATAGTACACTCCTACCGACACAATACCGAACTGGACCCATGACCATCCTTGCGGGGTCATGGGTCCATACATCGGCCGCTTGTTCTTACTGCTCCATTGGGTCTGGTTAACTATCCTTTTGTAATCGGCAGGTAGGTCGAATTCAGTCTGCACACCGTTCCCCGTAAACGTCTGAGTCTTCTCAAGGAACTGCCAATCATGTACCTTGATAAGTTGATTACCCAGCGCATTCAAGAGGCCGAGTGTCTGGAATCCGGTTTGATCGTCCGGGGCAGACACAATAGTAAGCACCTGCGGCAAGCCAATCTCTTGCAGGGCTTTGTTGACCAATTGGAGGACGGACTGTGCCATGACCAGACTCCCTACTTCCTAGCGGCTTGTAGGCCCTTAATGATGGCTGCTTGCTCTTCCATAGCCAGCTTCATTGCAGCCATTTCCTCTTCCAGTTTCTTATTCTTTTCATGCAGTGCGATAAACGGGGCATTTGCTTCGGACTTTGCCACGAATTGAACAGCCTTGTTCTTCAGTGTAGTAAGGCCCGGATGACGGGAGCAAACATCGTCGCCAACAGCGGCAAGCTGCTCCAAAGTACGAACACGCCAATAAGCCAGTTCTTCGACTTGCGAGCGAGTGATCCAAGTAACCTCGGAAAGAGGCGTTCCAATGACCTGCTCTGCATCACCAGACTTGAACATCGCATATGCGCGCCTATAGTCCTGCTTATCCTTGTCCGAAACCGGGCGGTCTACGATATTAGTCTGATTACCCGGAGCACGAATCTCAATATACTCCTTATCAACATAGATCGGACGGCCTTCTTCGGCAGACTTTGCAGTGTCTTCCTTAGCCTTGATATAGAACCGGACATAGTTCTTCTCTTTGCCCTTATCGCGGGATTCAAAATCTTCAACATCGAAATCGGCAACAGTTGACATAAAATACTCCTTGCGGGGCGGGGGGTTACTTGACCATTACCATTCCCATTTGACACAGGAATGCGACCAAGGCGAAAAGGGATACTCCCAACCACCCCATACTAATCCGGGGGGTAATGGAGAGATTGAAGGCTGCGGCTGCTAAGGAAATCAAGCCAGCCAGCATTAGTGCAGTGACCAGCATGTTCATGGTATTACTCCCATCTTTGCTGCAATAAACGCTTCTGTGTTTTGGATGTCTGTAAGAGTTGTAGCTGTGCCTCTAATTATGATCTGTCCCAGCCCTCCTGTAAATGTGTTCGTGGAACCGCCACGACGGGCAAAATAGGCTGCGAAATTACCGAAGTTACCTGTGCCCTGTGTAGCCACATTCTGAGCCGTCTGGCCATTGGCTCTGATTCTAGATAGCGGAGCCGATATGTCGGACTCACCAGTTGCCACAATAGCAATAGGCGAAGCAAACCCAGACGTAAGGCTAGCATCGGCCGTCGTGGTTCCGCGTGACCGCCATACAATATTAGGGCCAGCGGTTAGCGGGCAAACCCATCCAAAGACACCGGCATTGCTAACGGTTGAATTGGAGAACTCATAGATGACAGCCTGTGAATTGTCACTTAGCTTGAATACTCCGACCATCGAAGTGAGTTCATTGGATGCCGTCAAATTCATTACCGTAGTCTGCATCCAATCATCGACGCCATCACAACGGAGATAGTGCGGGAATCCAACAGTATCATAGCTTAGTGCGCCGCTACTTGACTGATAGCCAGTAGTGAGGTTGCCGGCAGGCCCCGCGAGGGTGGAAGTATACCCCCACTCAAACTGCGCCTTTTCAATAGATAGTGCAGTCAATCCAGCCGAACCAGTATACGTAATAGAGGGGGTGTCATCAACGGCATATACAGCAGTTCCTATGCCACCTGTCTCTGCGGCAAATCCTGCCGAAACAGTGCAAACATAAGAGCCACCGATATTGGTAATGGAGTGGGAGACATTCGCCAGCGGCCCTACATTCTCCGGTGTACCTATTACCGATCCGGAACCTGTAAGATCAAACATCACCCGATAGAACCTAGCGAGTGTGTTGTTACCGATCAATACAGCGCACTTAGTTCTGCCATCTGGGAATATCTGGAAAGACGCAGTTGCACCGAATAGAGCCGTTTGGTTAGGAACGGCCGCAATAACAGCAGCACGGCTAAAGGAGTGAACGCTATTGGCAGAGGTTTCAAATAGCTCCTGTCCAGCAATGTTGGTAGTGCATCCGGTCTTTGTCCAATAAGACTGATTAAAGTCCTCACTATATGTAAGATGATTCTTACGTGCGCTGAGAGTAGGCCGCGATGCAGCCGTAGCTTGCGTAGCCGAGACACCACGACCGGACTTGTCATTCCATTTTCCTACCGGCTGTTCGACGGCCGTAACAGGCGTAGTTCCCGCCGAATTCTGCCACATGGTTGACATATCAGAAGCATCGAACCAACAGCCTAGCTCACCCGCACCGAATAGCACAGCGGCCGGATCAAAGGCGGCAGGCGTAACTTGGGCCGTAGTGTCAAAGGTAGCAGCGTCAATTACAACACTATCTGAGGCCCTACGAACTTGCACCTGCCAGTCAGCCGCCAAGAGGCCCGGTATATCACTGGAATTCGTTAGTGTCCATGACACTGGAGGGGCCAACCATGTATTAAAGGCAGAACCGGTAACGTTTCCAGCATCACCATTAGGGGTAGAAGCAAAGAACTGAAAATCAGATGCTAGGCCAGCCAATAGCCATGTATATTGGGATACATTCAACCCGCCATTAATCTGAACCTTTACATCCCCGTCCGTAGCAATCTCGATCTTAGAGGTCGCATTGCCTGGACTAACGGCCGTCGAATGCGCTTCCGTGAAAAACAATTCAGCATCCGAAACCGCCTGAATAATAGCCGTAGCTTGGAACGTAGTTGTATCCAATACCACTTGATCCAATACCCTACGAATCTCCACCGTCCAGCTAGTGTTCTTAGTGCTAGCAATATCATCAGGATTAGTAAGCGTCCATGTTACGGGTGCAATAGGCAACCATACGTTGAAAGCATCCCCCGACATATTGCCAGTATCGCCAGTAAGATTAGAGCCTCTAATCTCAAAGTCAGCCGCTACGCCATTTACGATATAATTGTAGAGGTTAGTAAACGCCCCGCCATTGAGCGAAACAGTCACAAAACCAGTTGATTCAACCCGGAGGGTGACAGAAGAGTTACTAGGACTATTGGCCGTAGCTTGCTGATTGACGGGCAACAAATCCGCATTCGGAAGCAGGGTCACATTAGCTACCATGTGAACCGTCGTCGTATCCAAAACCGTGTTGTCCGGAACCCGGCGCACGGACAGGGTAAAATCGACTACCTTGGAACTGGTAGCATTATCGGGATTTGTCAGCGTCCACGACACAGGCGCAGCAAAGTACGATCCGAAGGCCGTACCTACGATGTTTCCAGTATTACCAGTAGCAGCAGAACCTTGGAATTGAAAGTCAGTAGAAGTGCCTGTCACCAGCCATTGATATAGGTTAGTCAGCGCGCCGCCATTAATGGAACGCTTGACAAACCCATCCGCTGCTACCTCAATGTAGACGGTTGCATCCGTCGGGCTGTTGGTTGCAGCAGTCTCCGAAATAGGCTGCAAATCGGCATTCGGAGCCGGGGGCGTGACCGTCGCATCTAGGCTAACCGTTGTGGTATCCAGTAGCACACTACCCACAACCCGGCGAACGTCTAGCGAGAAATCGACAGATTTAGTGCCTGCCGCATCATCATTATTC